TTCATCTGCAATGAGCATCTAAAAACTGGTCTTAGCGGATGGCCAATGAGTCAGAATCAATTTGACAAATACATTTCAACTGAATACGATGGAGTTGCGTTAATTACTAAACCAACTGTCGAATATAATACGGACTTTACTGAGGTCTCAAGTTATAGCAATAGTCTTTCAGGTGCATTTAATATTGGAGAAACGGTTACAACCGGATTAAATCCAAACTTAAAGACGACTGGAACGATTTATTACAAAGATGCAAATCTAAGTCAGCTTATCATCAGAAATATTGTAGAAACCGGTGGACCATTTAGAGCACATCAACAAATTTCTGGAACACAAGCACCTATTTCAACGGTAACTCCACTTCGGGTTGTCGATTGGAAAGATGCTCCACACCATTATCTGAAGCAGGCAATCTATGATAATGTTGGCAATCTTCTTTCGGAACCCACAATTTCATATAATGGACTTTTTATCGGAGAACGTGATGAGTCGGGTCATTTTGATGGCGAGACTCCTCCAGATGTCACTGATCTAAGTTTAACCGCGGTGAGTAACTTACAGTATGAAACTGAATTGAATGACATTAGATCCAAGATTCGAGTAGTTCGTCCCAAATTGATCTACTCGTTTGCTCAGGCCTATAAGAAACTGTTGAATGCCTAATCTAGCAAACATCTCACTGAATTCTGCGGAAGCCCTGTTTCCGACAGCATATTCCGTCCAACAGATCATTTTCAGAAATCATTCTGGAAGAGAATTGGATCTAAAGGCTCTCGTTACTGATTTTAGTATTACTGAGAGTATTTACCGTCCATCATTGATGCTCTCACTGAATGTGAGGGATCCGGTAAATACGATGGAAGAGCTCCAAATTTCTGGACAAGAAAAAATCAGCGTTCTCTTGGCAAGAACTCCGTATGGATCACAAGATGAAGAACTAGTTTCTTTGGATTTTATCGTTACAGAATATCCTCTTTTCGGTAGAATGGATAACAGACTTCAGGTATATTCGCTCCGTGCAGTGTCTCCCCACGCATATGTTTCAGAGCTAAAGAAAATATCCCGTGCATTTTCTGGTACAATCCAGGACTTTATTAAAGAAGTTCTCAGAAGTGATCTTGGAGTTCCCGAGAATATGACGGAAATCTCGGGGGGATCTACCGCATATATTAGTTTCATTGTACCAAACATGGCTCCGTTAGATGCTATCTATTGGGCACTACGTAGAGCATATGATCAAGCAGGTTCTCCATTCTATTTCTATCAACGGTTAGATGGCGTGATCGTATTTGAGTCTCAGGCTGAAATAATGTTAAAAGAAGTTTATAAAGAATACCGAGATGCTAAATTCTTTCAGTTCAATCAGACTGGAGATACTTCTATCAAAAAGGATTATGAGGAAAGAGCGCTGAGAATTCTGAGTATGACCTCAGATGTTCGTATGTCAAAATATGGATCAATTCCATCCGGGGCATATAGTTCCAGATCCGAGTATCTAGATCTATCCACAAAAACATTGAGCCGCTCTTCATTCAAGTACGATGCTGAATTCGATAGTATGATTTGGTCATACAAAAATCCAGTCGTATCTACAACATTCAAGCCCGATAATCCGAATAATACATTATCGGAATTTACAGATTCATTAGTCAATTATATTCCAACAAATAAACTTGCATTTAGCAGTCCGAATTACCATAGTACGACTGAGAATGGTAAGTTGAATAAAGCACAGTCGTATATTGAGAACATGGATAGCATCTCTCATGATATTACCGTGGCTGGAGATTTTAAATTACAGTGCGGAAAGATCATCTCTTTAAAGATCCCTCCAGCAATTGATCCTGGCGCAAATATCAAGAATGATAGGACTGATAATGACATCCAGATGGATAACTATTTTTCTGGTAAATATATGATTACGTCAGTACTTCATTCTTTTGCCGAAGAATATAAAGTCAACCTTCAACTGAAAAGAGATTCACTTACATTTAAATTGTCATGAGCGGACAGTCAATAGATCAATTTGTTGGTGGTAAATTTGCATGGTTTACTGGTGTCGTTGAGGATACCTCGGATCCATTGCAAATGGGTCGTGTCCGAGTCCGTTGCTTTGGCTATCATACGGAAGATAAAGGCCAAATTCCTACAGAATCTCTTCCATGGGCACTAGTGATGACTCCAATCACGTCTGCATCAATGTCAGGAATTGGTACTTCCGCTACTGGAGTTCTTCCAGGTTCTTGGGTAGTAGGCTTCTTTCGTGATGGTCCTTCAGCTCAAGATCCATTGGTAATGGGAACTATTCCATCTCAAACCCAGGGTGGTAGTGCTGCAAAGGGATTTTCAGATCCATCTGGCCAACATCCTCGCAATCCTGGAGAAATCGATACTCCACGTGAGGCCCGCGCCGCATATGCAAATACGAGCAGCTATGTAAAAAGAAAAAATCTACGTTCCGACAAGGTTGAAACTGCTTCTCCAGCTAAAATTGAATCAGTTGCTGTTGCGGAACCAGCATCGTACTATACTCGCAAGACGTGGTCTAGCCAGGATGTTGATACTGTAGTCAATCCCATCTATCCATTTAATAGTGCCACTCATACTCAATCTGGACATGTATTTGAAGTAGATGATAGCCCAGGTGCAGAACGAATTTTCCAGATGCATACCACTGGAACCTACTACGAAATTGATTCTAATGGTAATAAGACGACTACTATCAATGGTGATAATTACACGATTATCGTAAAGGATGATAATGTCTACGTGAAGGGCTCAGTGAATCTTACGATCAATGGGGACCTTCGCACATTAGTAAAGGGTAATTACCATCTTGAAGTTGAGGGTAATAAGACGGAAAACATTAAAGGTTCCCGTCAATCCAAGATTGGTGCTTCGGATCAAACTGAAATTGATCAAGAAGAAATCATCAATGTGAAAATGAACCGCAAGGAACGTATTGGCGGAGAACTGAATACTATTGTTGATGGCAAACGTAAAGAGATTATCGGAGATAACTCTGATGTGACCGTAAAAGGCGATGACAGCCATCTCGTCATGGGCTCACGTACCGACTTTACAAGTGGAATCATTAACTGCGGAGGCGCTTCAACCTTCAACATGAATTCTACGGGTGCCATGAATATCGAAACTCTTAGCAATATGAATTTCCTTACTATTGGAAGTCGTATGGAGATTGTACTGGGTAATCATGGAACAATGTCACTCCAAGACTATTCGGTTTATACTGTTGGCGGTGCATCAATTCTGGTGGGTGGTCCTCAAGGTTTTACCACGACTGTGGCCACGGGAGCTTACACCACAAACGTTCTTGTCGGTAACCATATTACCAGCGTCGCAGCTGGAACTCGCACCGCCACAATTGGTGCCGCGGATACTGTTATTTCAGGAAGTACCAATATCATAACCGGAGCGTCATCAACGACGGCTGGTAACTTTAGTTTAAATGCAGCAAACATTTCAGCTACAGCAGCAACAGGTCTTTCAATGAAGGGTGGAGTATCTGCATCAGTAATTGGTGGAGCCGCTATTACTCTTGGAACTCTGACCGGAGTTATCTCGGGTGGAAGATTAATTAGCGCTGGAATCGGTAACGTCAAGGTTCTATAATCATATGAGCTTTCCCAGCATACCATCTATTCCAACAATTCCTGCAGGTATTGGTGGCATTATTCGTGTTCCTCAGATTAACATTCCGAATATACCTCAGATTCCAACCATTCCACCCCTATCTGGCCTTTCAGGACTTTCCGGCCTTAAGGCTTTGGGCGGTGCTGTTCCAGGACTCGTTGGCGGAGGCAATCTATGCGGAATTAGCATTAAGCAGATCGACATCTTTGCTATCACCGAAGTCATTAAAGCCGCTTTACTTGGTAGACTTGCAGGCACAACAATTGCAGGCGTCAGTGGTGTAGCACTATTGGCAAAACTAGAAAAGTTCAGACAATTATCAATCCAGCTTACTTCATTTCAGGCGGATCTTCAAGGATTGAATATGAAAGATCCGGTTGCAGTTGCAGCCTTTTTGGACCGCTGGAAAGATAAAGTTCCGGGAGGAGCAGGAGCCTACGTTAAGTCTATTTCGGATGCATTAAATAAAGGTCTTGCATTTGACTACTGTAGTCTTGTACCAAATATCAATATTGATCCAACCACCGGTCTAACCAAGGTTCTAGCCAAAATGGCTCCAACCCCTGGAGAAGCTCCAGAACCATCAGTACCTTTAAAAGTCACCGTGGTTGAAAGCGTAAAGGACGTATCTCTGGGTAATAGCAAAGTTGCCATGAATACCAATACCGATTTTCTAATTCAGGTAAAGGCACCATGGGAAAAACAGGTTCAGAATCCAATCCAGAAGAGAGTAAAAGAAGCTGCAACAAACGTCATTAAAACCCAGTCCAAAATGACCTCGGTAAACGAAAAGGTCAAGAAGTATGGCAAATCTGCGGATGACCTAGCAACGGATGGAATTCTTACCTTTGACGAGATCATGAATCTTACCGACTATCAAGCTGCTGTGGAAGAGTCTGCTGTCTTGAATGGAGCAGTCCCAGAATTTAGAGCATGGTTCAGATACTACTGCGATGTAGTCGCCGGAGTTGTACCAGCAGCATCTTACCGCATAAAGAAAGATGCCCTTATAATCAAGACTGGAACATCGGATAAATTTGCGTGGTTACAGAGTTATATTGATCTAACCGAATCCATCATCAATTCTAAAAAGGCTTTAGTTGTTCAATGGGTATCCTATCAAGACGATAAGGTTCGGACAGCTGAAAATAATATCCAATAATCATATAAATAGCTGAAATAATGAGCACGCAGATACTCACCTCAGATTTCAATATTATCCAGAGTAAATCTGTACTCGTTTCTCGCACCCAGCCATATTCGGATCTGGATCTTTCATTGACACTACACCCGGACTTTCATGACATCGTACCATTGACGGATATTGCAGCAGTTAAGAATTCCGTAAAGAACTTAGTACTTTCTAACTTTGATGAAAGACCATTCAATCCTAGACTCGGTTCGAATCTAAGAGCATTACTATTTGAACCAGCTGACAAATTTACAATTTCAGCTCTTCGTAAATACATCAAATTAGTTCTGGAACAACATGAGGCAAGAGTGGATCAAATTACTATTCAAATTCAGGACAATTCAGACGAAAACCGTTATGATGTTATAATCGGCTTTCGAGTAATCTCCATTGACGTTGAGGTGGACATGTCAGTCTATCTTATCCGAATCCGCTAATCCAATTTCTATCCATGGCTCAATTTAATATCACAGAACTAGATTTCCAAAAGATTAAGCAGTCCACCATCGACTACTTTAAGTCCAATGAGAAATACACTGATTGGAACTTTGAAGGTTCGGGACTTTCAGTTCTGATGGATGTGCTAGCATACAATACGCATTATAATGCAATGTTGGCTCATTTATCCCTGAACGAAACCTTTCTTGATTCAGCTCAGCTCCGCGGTAACGTGGCGAGTCATGCTAAGCTATTAGGTTATCTTCCAAGATCAGCAATTGCTTCGACCGCAATTGTGAACATTTCTCTTGAAGCCACAAATAGTAACAAATTAGGTCTGGAACGTGGAACACGGTTTACTACCGTTGTAGATACAAAGAAGTACACATTCGTTAATACTGAACTTATCACGGTTGATCCTATTAACGGCGTTTACCATTTTAACAATGTAGTCCTTAAACAAGGTACATTGAAGAGAATGCTATACCGTGTAGATAGCAAGGTTCCGAATCAAAAGTTTGTAATTCCAGATACAAATGTAGATACAACCACGGTTCGCGTTCGGTTAAAATCTAATCAGGTAACGGAAGATTATACCACATATACTAGATTTACGAGCCTTGTAGACGTGGATCAATACAGTTTAATTTACTTTATCCAAGAAAATTCAGTCGGCAATTACGAACTTTATTTTGGCGATGGTATTCTTGGAGCAAAGCCAATCGATAACCAAATTGTCGAAATTGAATATGTTTATACGGATGGTGCATCGGCAAATGGTGCCAGAGCATTTACTGCAATTGATGCTATTGGTGGTCAATCTGGATCAGCAATTACTGTTGATAAAACATCAGAACTAACACTCACATTGGATCCAGGTAATCCAATCGGAGGTTCTGCCGTCACATTTATTCCGGGTGATACTATTGCTGGAAGCGTTAAAGGTAGTACTGCAAAGGTAGTATCCTTTACGAATGGTATTCTTATTGTAAAAGATATTGTAAAGAATTGGTCATTGGCAGGCGTAAATTCAGCTCAGACCGGATTTACGATTGGCGAAAATATCACGGGTGATAAATCTGATGCAACCCGAACTGTCAGATCTATTACTGCAAAAACCATTCTTTCTTACGGTGGAGCTGCTCGCGAATCTATTGAGTCGATCCGATATAATGCGCCTCTTACGTTCATTACTCAAAACCGCGCAGTAACCGCTGACGACTATCGCGCGATTGTCCAAAGAGAATTTGGAAACATCCAGGCAATCACTGTATGGGGTGGTGAACATGAGTCGAATCCGAATTTCGGTAAAGTTTATATCTCTATCAAGCCTGTTGGAGATCAAAAGCTATTAACCACACTTCAGAAGGAAGAAATTATCACATTGCTAAGAGGTAAAAACGTGGTTTCCATCACTCCAGTGATCGTGGATCCAGAATATACCTACGTAGCATTGGACGTATCTTTTAAGTTTAATCCAAATTTGACTGATGTTACAAGCTCAGAACTGATCACAAAAGTACGTAATGCAATTGTAAATTATAACGAAAATTACCTTGAGCGATTTGACGGAGTATTCCGTTCATCGCAATTACTCAAAGCAATTGATGCATCAAATGCTGCGGTTCTAAATTCTGACATTCGCGTGTTTATGTTCAAGGATATTACTCCATCCAATACGGTCCGTAATAACTTTGATCTACAATTTACATCACCAATCTATTCTACGAAATCTACTGAATCAGTCATTACATCCAATGAATTCTTAATCAATGGTGTTAATCATTATTTTGGAGATTCTCCAATTAAAAATTCCCCAGATAGACAAGTATACATCTATAAAATTGTAAATAATTTACCAGTTGTAGTTATTGCGGATGCTGGATACGTGTATCAAGCTGCTGGTCGTATCGTATTAAATAACTTTTTACCTGATACTACGGATAATATTAGAATCACAGTAATACCAAATTCGAATGACCTTGCTCCAAAGCGCAATCAACTCATTCAGATTGATCCATTAGAAGTGAGAATCAGTGGTGAAATTGATACGATTGCAGTTTCTGGATCTGCCGGTGCAATTAACTATACGACATCTTCACGTCACCGTTAATCGAATATGTCACTCTCCGTTGAATCCATTGCTAGTAGTCGCAAACATACCAAAGAAGCGGTTCGTGTTGGTTCATTAATTCCAAGCCAAATTCAGCCAAATGCTGAAAAGCTTATGGAGTTATTGGAAGACTATTATTCCTATCTCAATGAGCCTGGAAATCCTAGTAATGAAATTTCGAGAATTGATGCTGCCCGCGATATTGATACTGCTGACTATGAATATCTTGATGAGATTCAAAAAGAAATTGCTATCTCGGTTCCAAGAAAACTTGCTGAAACGGTAAGAACCAATCCTTTTGATACAACCAAGTCATATACGGTCAATGTTAACCGAGTCACTCTCTACAAGAATTTGATGAGGTATTATTCGATCCGTGGATCTCAGAATTCAATTGCCCTTTTCTTTAAAATCATTTTTGACGATAATGTAGAAATATATTACCCCAAAGAGTCAATGCTTATTCCAAGTTCCGGAAGCTGGTCTCCTGGAGAATTGACTACTGCTGGTAATTTCGTGGAGAATGCATTTTACACAATTACATTTCCAGGAAATACTGATTTTACAGACTGTGGAGCAGACGATAGCAATATTGGAACCGTTTTTAAAGCCACAAGCGCGGGTACGGGTACTGGAAAAGCTGAACGCCGTGGACAGTATTCAAATCATAAGGGATTTCTATCCGATAATATAAAGATTCAGGATTCATATTTCTATCAGGAATTCTCATATGTTATTAGAACCGGTCAGAATATTTCAGCATGGGAAAATGTGTTTAATCGTCTAGTACATCCAGCTGGATTCATTTTCTTCGGACAAATTCAAATTCTCATCGAGCAGGTCAATCATCTCAGTACTTTAAATTCAGATGACGGAAGAATCAATTCTTCCATGTTGTATAAACAACCTGGACTTATTGCAAACGAAGATATTCCGTATAGCATCATCATTGATCCAATTGGTGGACAGGATAATGAGTTTAAACGACAATACTTTTCAACATATGATATTATTCGAAGCGGAGATTTCCAAATCGGAAAGACCTATACCATCGTAAGCAAAGGCGGTACTTTAAAAGCTTCGGGTACATTTGAAATTGGAAAGACGTACGTCATTGAATCTGTTGGCGGAGTACTAGTTACTGGTGGAAATTTCGTAGTTGGAAAGACCTATACCATCGTAGTCCCTGGAACAGATTCTAATAACTTTACATTGCTCGGAGCCGCTAATAATAACGTTGGAACGGTTTTTGTGGCAACCGGAACAGGAACAAACTCAATTGGTCGTGGTATCGCTAGATATGGAAATGCTAATTTTATAGCAATCGGAGCTGCTAATAACGATACTGGAACCCCATTCGTAGCAACAGGAGTTGGTAATAGCGAGGCTGATGCTACTGCCGGCAGTGCTCGATCTTTCGATGACATTACTGATTTTACCCTGCTCGGTGCTGCAGACAATGAAGTTGGTACTATCTTTGTTGCAACGGCAACTGGTGCAGAAAATATAACTGCTGGAAATTTTGTAATAGGAAAGACCTACAAAATCATAGCTCCAGGTACTACTAACTTTACATTGGTAGGAGCAGCAAACAGTTCTATCAATACTGTTTTCTTAGCAACTGGAGTCGGAAGTGGTAGCGGAGTTGTTAAGCGTAATCCTGGTACTGGTACAGCAAAAGAACAAAGGATCCATACGGTAACCTTAAAACCATGTGAACCGGATCGTGGTACTACTACATATTGGAGAATGCGTCTGGATATTGAAAAGACCAATGCCGGTTCTTTTGAAACTGGAAAAACTTATATCATCACGTCCAATGTTCCGTCTGACGATCCAGAATACACTGACTTTACTGAGATCGGAGCTGGAGATAATGACATTGGTACCGTATTCACAGCTACGGGTCCTGGAACCGGTGGCGGAACTGCCATTATTAATCCTTCATACATGATGAAATTCTATGATGGTGCCAACGTGAAAGGATACCGCAGCATTAAAATCCAGGATGCTAGTAATGCGCTGGGATATGGAAATCTTTATCCATGGGCAGATTATACTATCTCAGACGTTATAAATAGTTACGCAACCCAGAGTTCACCACAGATTATTTGGAATGACATCCATCTAGAGATCACACTCACACCCACCTAACCGCTTTATGGCAGCCATCATTTCCTCAAATTTCAGATTAGAAAACGCTAATAATTTTCGTCAGGCCGTATCCGCAGGTGCGGGATCTGTCATAACTTCTGGTAATTTTGTGATTGGCCAGACCTATACGATTGTATCGTTAGGCGATCTTGGATCCGAAACTGACTTTACGGATATTGGTTCTGCAAACAATACTATTGGCACCTCTTTTGTTGCAACCGGCGTTGGAGAAGGAACTGGAACAGCTAAAACTGCTGGAAGTAAAGCCTATGTGTTTATTGGCAAATCCGATCCTTGGGGTAAAACATTAAGTAATGTTCCTGATGATATTGAAGACGTAGCAACCATTCCTTTTAATACAGTCCTCGAAATGAATGATTCCTGGCAGAATATGATTGCCATGAAAGAAATCACTTCGGCCAATGTTATCAACATGGTGCCAAGACACGACTGGGTATCTAAGATTTACAAACCCTGGAGTGATCGTGATGAAACCATTTTGAGTGTTGCGTCAGATAGCAATGAATTTTATGTAAGCACTTCCGACTACAGAGTCTACAAATGTTTATATTCTCCTGGTACAAATTCGACAGTTATGCCGAATCATACTACCACTGAGCCTAGTACATTGGCTGATGATTATGTTTGGAAATACATGTATACAATCCCGTCATATGCTATTGATTTCATGACGAATAATTACATGCCCGTAAAAACGGTTGTAACTCAGCCAGCCAACGAAAACGATCCTGACTATCCCCAATGGATCGCTCAGCAAGCTTCTGCAATTTCTCCTACAAAGGGCGGAATTTTCCGAATTGAGATTGTTAATCCGGATCCAGTAAATCTTACAACTGGTGGAGAAAGTTATAATTCTAATCCAAGCTATCCTCCGATTGTAACAATTCTAGGAGATGGAACCGGAGCTACCGCACATGCTGTGGTGAATACTGTTTCCCCATTCAATATCACTGAAATTATTATTGATAGTCCAGGTAGCGGATACAGCGTAGCATATGTTACCATCGCGGATCAAGCAAGTGCTGCTGGAGGTGGTTATCCGCTTCATAGCGCAGTCGGTAATAATGCGTATGCTGAACCAATTCTTTCACCAAATGGTGGACATGGAACCGATCCGGCTCGCGAGTTGGGTGGCTTCTACATCGGGATCAAAGTCAGTCTTAAATACTCCGAAAATGGTGCGGATCCACATGCTGGAGCATTCATTGTTGATGGAGCTTTTCGTCAAATTGGAATTATTAAGAATCCATTGGAAATTGGTGGAACTACTTTAGCAACCAATACCGTTTATAACGCATTGCGAAGCGTTATGGTTAGCGGAATGGGTTCTAATTATTCGGATCAGATCAATGGTCGTGCTTATTATGGATATATGTACCAGGATGCAACAGGAGCAAAAGGATGGATCGATTCATTTGATCCAGATACTGGACTTCTAAAATATCACCAAAACGATAAAACTGGATACATTCCATTTACACTTGGAGCAGTTAAAACTAGCATCAGCAATTCAACTGGACCAAACATTGATAGCTTCATAACCGATCCAGAAGATGTTATCGGCTATCGCGGAGTCCAACCATTTACTGGTCAAATTCTGTTCCTGGAAAATCGTAAAAAGATTGATCGCGCTTATAACCAGATCGAAGACGTTAAGATTATCATCGAATTCTAATACAACATGGCACTTAAAACATACAATAGAGCTCCGTACTACGACGACTTCGATCAGACGAAGAATTACATGCGTATCCTGTTTCGTCCAGGATATTCGGTGCAGGCGCGCGAGCTTACGCAGATGCAGACTGCAATTCAGGCGCAGATCGATCGTTTCGGTCGTCATGTTTTTAAAGAAGGATCGCCAGTTATTGGGGGTCTAGCCACGCTCGATACGCAATTTGCGTATGTAAAACTTGAATCCGGTGGCAGTCCTGATCCGGATAATTTCTATGCTTCACTTATTGGTACTACAGTAACTGGTTCTGATAGCGGTATTACCGCAACGGTTTTAGATGCAACCCCTCCAGTAGGAGATGATCCACTTACAATTTTTGTAAAGTATACTTCAGCTGGCGATAATAATGTTACTCAGTTTTTTCTTGCAGGAGAAACTTTAACATCCAACGATGCAGAGTCGCATACCGTAATAGTAGCAGCGCTTGAAACAAATCCAGTCGGATATGGTACTAGAGTTTCAGTATCAGAAGGTGCATATTTCGTAGCTGGGAATTTCGTATATAATGCACCTGAAAGTATTATTCTAGAAAAATATACTGCTGATGCAAATGCTCGTATTGTCTACATCGTTCATGAAGAAACGATCGGATCTGCAATGGATCCAACATTAAAAGATAATGCTGCTGGAAGCCCAAATGATTCAGCACCCGGCGCGGATCGTTATTCAATTACTTTAGAACTTGCAAAACAACCTCTAGATCTTGCAGATCGCGATGAGGCAAATATCATTCAGCTGTTGCTCGTTAAACATGGTAAAGTTCAGTCAGCAGTTCGTACTGAGTATTCGGAACTTGGCGATATTCTTGCAAAACGTACCTATGAAGAGTCTGGTAATTATACCGTACGTCCATTTCAGATTAATATCAAAGAATATCTGAATGATGGAACTAATGGTGGTCAGTATACGACAGCAGAACTTCGTGCTTTATATCCTTCTCAGTTTACCGGCGCCACTGAAGAAATCAAAAATGCTGCAGCTAATGCTTTTGGAGATGCTCGTCTTGCCGTGGGTCTTGAACCATCTGTCGCCTACGTAAATGGTTATCGCATTCAACTTGAAGATACCGCGTATGTTCCAGTTGAGAAAGCGCGCGATGAAGATACTCTGGCAGAACAGTCTTTTGCCGCAATATATAAGAATTATATTGATGTAAATGGCACAGTTGGTCTTCCAGACATTGTAGGATTTACGCCATTAGAACTTCGTAAATCTGATAATACTCTTATCGGTTCAGCTCGCGCCCGTTCATTTAAATGGGTAACTGGTACCACTTATCGCCTCTATCTATTTGATGTGTTATTAAGCGGGGGTTATGCGTATTCCGATATCGCAAAGGTATATCATTCTTACGGCACTCTCGATCCGTTTTCTGCAAATGTAGTATCATCCTCTCTTGGAGCTGCTCCGAATTCGATGTTATTTAGATTGCCAGTGAACAATGTAAAGACCATCAAACCGGAATCGACGATTCGAACTGTGTATGATGCTAGAATCAAAAAACATGCCACTGTTACTGGTAGTAGTACTTCTATTTCATTAACAGCACGCGCGGGTGATACATTTGCCAATACGTTTGAAACCGATTGGATTGCAATTAATGAAGCCAATGGTTCGATTGTTACAATTACAGATATTACTGCTAACGGAGCATCTACTACCGCAACTGTTACATTTTCGGGTCTTAGCAGTGGAGCTGTAACGATTATCGTTCCTGTAAGACGAGCTCTCTATACTCAGAGAACCAAAACGTATTATACGAATGGCGAGAAGACGATTGCAGGAACACCTAATTTAGTGGCTAATGGATATGATAGTCTCGGCCAGACGGACGTCCTTCGCGTGAAGGGTGTTTACATGTCGTCAGGTTTTGGGTCGGCAGATTTTACTGATGCGCCAAATATCGTGGATCGATATATTCTGGATAATGGTCAAAGAGACAATATGTATGATATTGCTCGTCTCCAATTAAAACCCGGAGCTGCTGCACCAACTGGTCGTATCAAAGTTACGTATGACTATTTTACACATGGTAGCGGTGATTATTTCTCGGTTGATTCATATACTGCTAGCTTTGGTGATTACGAGAACATTCCTTCTTTCCAGTCCTCACTAGGAATGGTTCAATTGCGCGATGTACTGGATTTCAGACCTACTCGCAGCCTGGTTGATACTGATTTCTCATCGCCCGGAGCTCCGATCGATCCAGATTCAACAATTAGTGCGGACATTGTCTATTACATGCCGCGCATTGATAAGATCTTTGTCAATAAGAATGGTCAATTTGGAGTAGTAAAAGGTATTTCGTCTACGAATCCTGTAGCGCCAGAAGATCCAAAGGATGCAATGGTGCTGTATGTTCTCCGTCTCGGTGCATATACATTTAATGCTGCTGACACAATTCCATCCATGGTTGATAACAAGCGTTACACCATGCGGGATATCGGCAAGATTGAAAAGCGTGTTTCAAAACTCGAATACTACACCTCACTGTCACTCTTAGAAAAGGATACTGTTGGAACTCAAATTTTCGATGGTGCCAATGTTCGCTATAAGAACGGATTCGTGGTTGATAGTTTCTATGGACATAACGTCGGAGCTATTACAGATCCTGATTATACCGTTTCAATGGATAAAGCAACGGGCAAATTACGTCCAATGTTCTATGAAGACAATGCTAGATTGATTCTGAATAGTAACACCAATCTAAGACAGACTGGATCTCTTCTTACTCTCAATTATTATCAGACAAATGCTATCGTTCAACCATATGCATCAACTTCTGAATATATCAATCCATACAACGTATTCAACTGGACAGGAGACCTGACCCTTTCACCAAATACTGACGAATGGAAAGAAACCAAGCGTGCTCCGGATGTTGTCATTGACCAAACAGGTATCTACGACACCCTCGTATCAATGCTGGATCAAACCGGTGCAATCGGTACGGTATGGAATGAATGGCAGACAAATTGGTCAGGAACGGAACAGGTATCTGATACAACCACAAAGTTGTACAATGGAAATCCTTTAATATCTGTTGCAGATATTTCTACCACGATTACGACAACTACGACTGCTCAGCAATCACGTAATGGCGTTCGTACATCTATTGTTCCGGATACGGTAACAACCGATATGGGAGATAAAGTAGTTGAAATTAATTTCGTACCTTTCATTCGTTCCCGCAAGATTTACTTTAAAGCAACTCGTCTGAAGCCAAATACTAAAATGTATGCCTTCTTTGATGGCATCAATATGGCAGATTATGTTCGCAATGAGAGCGGCACTGGCAATGATGGATTCGTAAAATACGCAGAACGTACGGATGTTGAAAACTATCTAAATTCACCAAATCATCCAAATGGTTCTACGGACTTAATTACAGATGACACTGGAACTCTTGTGGGTTCATTTGTAATTCCAAATACAAGCACTCTTAAATTTAAGACAGGCCCTCGTATTTTCCGCCTCACGAATAGTTCTACAAATAAGAAAAATCCGGATACTAACGCGGAGACGCAATATTTTGCGCAAGGAACAATGAATACGATTGAGCACAGCGTTGTCTCAACACGCGTTCCGCAAATTAATCGTACTCAGGTTAATGATCAAAAGGTAACTGTTGATCGTTCGGCAAATACAACAACCGACACATATTATCGTTGGAATATACCAACATTTACACAACCAACTCCGGATCCACTTCCGACTCCAGCTCCAACTCCAACTCCTCCAGTAACTCCGGTAGATCCTATTATACCGGATCCGGTTATTCCAGATTGGACTCCACCAGTAGAAGTGATTGTACCAACACCGGGTGAAGTAACTCGCCAAAATTGGGAAGATCAATTTGGTTCGCCTTATATTGATCCATTAGCTCAATCATTCATGATTAATAGTCCGCAGGGAGCATTTGTTACTTCATTAGATCTATTTTTTGCTCAAAAGGACGATGAGGTTCCTGTTACTGTACAAATTCGCGTAATGGTCAATGGAGCTCCAACTCAAACCGTGGTTCCGTTTTCTCAGGTCACTATGCCTGCGGTGGATATTAATGTTACAGACACTGCAACAATTCCAACCACATTTACATTCGAATCCCCAGTATACTTAATGCAGGGAGTTGAATATTGCTTTGTGGTTCTCAGCAATTCGGACAAGCACAAGATCTATATCTCTGAACTCGGTGAATATGATGTGACACAACCATCATTCAGAATCACAAAACAACCATACGATGGTGTTATGTTCAAGTCTGCGAATGCTTCGACCTGGACTCCAGAGCAAACCAAGGACATCAAATTTACTCTACGTCGTGCAGCATTTGCTCAAACGGGTACAGCAGAATTTGTAAATGCTCCACTTCCATCTGCCACACTATCAAATCCAATTCAGACTACTGTAGGTTCCGGCGTTGTTCGCGTTCTTCATAAGAATCACGGACATTTTGCTGAATCACAGTCCAAAGTAACTTTTTCTGGAATTGAAGAAAACGATGGTAGCGGAAGCGGCACATTGAACGGCCTTTCAGTTTCAGCACTCAATACTACGCATGACATAATTGACGTTGAAATCGATTCTTATACGATTTCTATTGCGGGTGGTTCTGCTTCAAAAACCGGTCGTGCGGGTGGTACTTCCGTTAGAGCAACTGAAAATAAGACATTCAACGTTCTGCATCCAATCATTCAGCAATCGATTATCCCAGCCACAAACATTAATTGGAAAGCAAGGGTAACGAGTGGTGAATCGCTTAGCGGACAGGGTGATCCTCATAATGTATCGAGTTACATCGACATTAAGGTGAATGACAATACATTTTTTAATTCTCCTCAGACCATTGTTTCTCAACCTCACGTAAGTCCTACGTCTATTCTAAGCAACTCCGAACTGCATAGTATGTACTTTGAAGGTACTCTTACGACTGCACTGGAGAACATTTCTCCAGTCATTGATCTGGATCGTGTGTCCGTTGTAACTGTGGCAAATCGTATCGATAATCCTGCAGCATCAGCTACTCCAGGAGTATCAAACGCGGTAAATAATTTTATTGAAGAAACAGAACCATCTGGTGGTTCACGTCTCTCAAAGTATATTACCCGCAAGATCGAACTCAATGATCCTGCAACATCTCTTCACATCTATACTCTGGTAAATCAACCCACCGGAGCTGGTATTGAGCTCTTCTATAAGACTCTTCCTAATGGTTCAGATGCTAAATTTGACGATCTACCATGGATTGGTCATGCAAGTATCGCAAATGCCGGCGTTTCTCCAGATAATCCAATCCCAACAACGGATAATCCAAACGATTATACCGAGGCCCAATATAACATCCTGGATATGGCGGAATTCAGTGCGTTTGCGGTGAAGATCACATTTACTGCACAGAATTCATCTGCAGTACCAACCTGCCGAGACTTCAGAGCAATTGCAAGTACCTAATCTATGAGACCAAAGATGAGAGCATCAGTTGTAGATAATCCCACATTAGAAAGGGATATGTCCACAAATGCTGTAATAAATAGAAACAAAACTGAATATAGCCGCAGACTTCAAGTTAAAAAAAGCAACCAGAAAAAAGAACAGGAACTAGAAAATTTGAAGGCTGAAGTCACTCAGTTAAAAGAACTCGTGAATTCTCTCATTTCCAATATAAAGTAATCTATTATGCCAACCCAACCTACAAGAGTCGAGCCAACCAGCACATTTGAAATCTGGCGCCTAGCTACTAACACTATCTCTTCGGATCTTGGCAATATCGTTGACCTCAATAGCAATATTGCAGATCATACAAATGTTGTTGCTGTGGTCAATGAATTACAGACCAAGGTGGGTCTTTCAGTAGCTAAACCACTTGTTGGAGCAAATTCAACTGATCTTGTTGGTGCAGTAAATGAAATTCGTAGTAGCGCAGTGAGTCTTTACAGCGATAAATTGTTTGCGAATAGATTAGCAGCAACTGGTGATTTTATAGTTGGCGCTCAGGGCGTGCAAGGTCTGCAGGGTACCCAGGGTATTACTGCAATGGCAAAAAGCTTTACTGTTCAGGCGGCAACTGGTGATACGTATATTCAAGGTACAGTTGGAGTAGCTGGAGCAGCTACATTCAGCGGAGCAGTTGCATTGAACGGTGGCGTTACTTTAGTTGGAGCCACGGTTAAAGGCGGCGACCTATTAGTACAAAATGCAGCTGGTGCAAATAAGTTCACGGTTGCAAATGTCACTGGAGATACTGTTATTAAAGGCAATCTTACGGTCGAAGGTTCTACTACACTTACGTCTACTACGTATTCTCCAAACTGGTCCACGATCACTTTTAATACAAATCCAGCATACGTACCAACAGTTCTAAGTGCTCAGGGTATTACTATTCAAGGCGTCGGCGCAGTCATTAATTCAAGCGGTGTTTGGGTTGGAAGCAATTCGGGTCTTCAAGGAACTCAGGGTATCCAAGGTCGTCAAGGTATCCAAGGCATTCAGGGTACTGCTGGATTCGTAGGATCCAACGGAGCGCAAGGAACACAAGGCACTCAAGGTATCCAAGGTATCCAGGGTGTTCAAGGTATCCAGGGTGTTCAAGGCACTGCAATTCAAGGAATTCAAGGTACTGCAGGAGCCGCAAGTTCTCAGGGTATGCAAGGCTCGCAAGGTTCTATTGGCGCAGGCGTTCAAGGTGCACAAGGAGCAATCGGTGCACAAGGAATTCAAGGACGCCAGGGTACTACTGGTTCACAGGGGACAATTGGTTCACAGGGGACAATTGGTAATACTGGCACAGGTATTCAAGGTGCACAAGGTACAGTAGGTTCAAATGGTGCGGATGCTACGGGTACTCAAGGCGCACAAGGTACAGTAGGACAAACTGGTACAGGTACTCAAGGTGCACAAGGTACAGTAGGACAAACTGGTACAGGTACTCAAGGTGCACAAGGTACAGTAGGCCAAACTGGTACAGGTACTCAAGGAACCATTGGCGCTCAAGGAACCGGCGGTACTCAGGGTACAATAGGTTCTCAAGGGCCAGGAGCCGATCAAGCGTTAAATACCAATAGCGCAGTAACATTTAGCAGTGTTACTGCTGGTAGTTACAACGCTACATCATCACTTCGCTATAAAGAAAACGTTAAGAACCTGACAGGATCACTCGAAATTATCAAACACCTTCGCCCAGTTTCATATGATATGAAATTTGGAGCAAAAGATGAAATTGGTCTTATTGCTGAAGAAGTTCAAGCATTGATTCCTGCAATTGTTCGACTGAATAGAATCGGTCAACCAGATTCTATCGATTACTCTCGTATCACTGCGGTTCTTATTGGAGCAATGCAGGATATTGTTGTTCGCCTCGAGAAATTAGAATCAAAGGAATAATCACATGGGTAACGGAGCTAATTTTCCATATATTATTACTGGCGGCTATCCTGGCCAGAATGATAATCTTGCAGATTTATTTGTAGATGGAACTGGACCCACTACGAATTATAAAGGATATAATGGTGGGGATATTGGCGATTATTCTATGGCGTCAATGCATTCGAGCGATACGAGAGATGGCAGCGGAGTACCGTATTTTGTAAATGGAACTAATATCACCAATTTATTTAGATCCATTGAGTTTAATCCGGTAAATGTTGTTATCCCTAATGCATATGGCTATAATAATGGTTATAGCGGTCCTTATAGCCAGATTATAACTCCAAACCTGTTTGGAACAAATTACAATTCTTCCAATTATTCTATTTTGTGGACATATGAGGGTAATGACGGCAATCCAATCGTTTATGCCACTGCAGATAGCCCACTTGGCAATAGCACGGCTTTTACACTTCATGACTATAACTCATCAGACTCTGATATTACTACAACAGTAAAATGCACTATAACGGATAACCATACAGGAGAGTCGGCTCGTGATTATGCGTACATTACCTGGTATAACCTGTAAAAAGTGCTATTGACGAATTATTATAAATAGAGTCACTCATGGCAGTATTCGCAAACATTTCGATCGATCAAGGATCTGACTTTTCTTCAACCATTACCGTTGAAGGAGCTGATGGCTTGGTGGTGAACCTTGCAAATTACAGTGCCAGAGGACAGATTCGGAAGACCTATACGTCTTTGACAGCTGTGGATTTCCTAGCTGCCGTACAGTCCGAGGAAGGTGGTACAATTTTAATTTCATTAACAAACGAACAGACGCGGATAATGAAGCCTGGTCGCTACGTCTATGACGTAAAGATTGTTCATGATGTTTCGGGTAGTGTTACACGAGTAGTAGAGGGACAACTGGAAATTACTCCAGCAGTCACTCAAAATAACGGATAACATGCCTCAACCAGCAATCAGAGCAACAGTTGCGCTTAACCCGGGTATACAAGCAAAAGTTGTAGCCCTCGGTAAGCCGATTTCGCTTGCTGAACTAGCAGATATGGATCTATCCCAAGCAACGGATGGAGCCCTGCTCATTTATAACGGTACGCGTCACAAATTCGTAGCAACAACAGAAGCCAGCAATCCCAATACCATCGTTAGTGGTGGTTACTTTTAAACTTTAATTCTTAAAAATTATGCCAACTCCTATTAAAGGAACAACGATTCTCACACGTTACAGTACCGCTAATGGCGTACCTGGAACAAATGTACTTAAGCAAGGTGAATTAGCCTATTCATTCCTGCCACATACCGATTCTGGCCTTGGCCAAGGTGGAGATAAACTCTATATTGGTTACGGAACTCCTAATGTTGATCCAGTTCTTATCGGCGGTAAATATTTTACCGATATGATGGATCATACCCGTGGTACTCTTACCGCGGATTCGGCGATTCTTGTCAATTCGGACAAATGGGTTGATTATATTAAGACTGGCAGTCTTCAACTTGGAACTACTGGTAATTCCAACCAAGCTGTAACTTCTATTATCACTTCGGGTCTTGATTATCAATCGCTTCAGACCGAACTCCCAACAGCAAAAGCAGTCTTTGATGCAATCACTGATGGTACAAACATCTTCCTTGATAACCTAGGTGATGTTCAGATTCTTGGCAGCGGTGGTGCAATTGATGGACAGGTATTAATTTATAATAATGCCTCTGGCGTACAGCAATGGCAAAATCAAACAATTGATGGCGATGCCACAATTGATAATACTGGAGCACTTACCCTCGCAACAGTACTTGGTACCGCGGCGGGCGAATATGGTGGTAGCGGTGCAATTCCGGTTATTACTGTTAATGAGAAGGGTCTTATTACCGCAATTCATACGGTATCGGTTTCTACCGAGATCACAATCAAAGCTGATGGTCCATCTACAGCTAACCTCAATATTCTTGATAACGCTGTAACCTTCTCTGGCGGAGATGGTATTACGACCGAAGTAACAATCGACTCGGCTGGCGAGGTTGACGTTAACATCCATATCGATGATACGGTTGCAACAGATGCGGACAAACTCGACTTCTTCTCAGCCACAACATCTGCAGAACTTGCTGGTGTTATTAGCGATGAAACCGGTTATGACACCAACAACTCAGGTGCAAAACTAGTATTCAACAATAGTCCAACAATCAACGACGCGATCGTTGCTGGTACTGCTACAGTTGCCGTATTCAATGATACTGCCACAACGGTAAACGCTTTTGGTGCAGCTACCGAAATCAATATCGGAGCTGCGACTGGTGATACTACGGTTAATAATAACCTTATTGTTGCTGGTAACCTTACGGTCTCTGGTTCAACAACTCAGGTTAACACCGTTGTTACCTCTCTCACGGATCCAGTTATCCAACTTGCTACAAATGCAATTGCTGGTGGTGATGCAAATGACCGCGGCGTTTCATTCAACTTCGGTGAAGGCGGCGTAGTTAAGACTGGCTTCTTCGGTATGGATATGCAAAGCAAACGCTTTGTATTTCAGAAATCCGTAGGATCTGGATCTGGTACTGGTGGTACAGGCAGCACTGGTAATGAATTCTTTTCACCCTGGGGTGATGCAGAATTCAATGGCCTTTATGCTGTTGTTTCTGAAACTGGTAACATTAAGCTCGGTGGCGCAGGTACACTCAGCAAAATTACAACAACTGCTGGTGATCTGACCATTGCGTCTTATACTGGTGAAGTTGTCTTTGGTGTTCCGGGATCTGGTGGCACAAGCGCAAATGTTACCGTCACTGGTGACCTTGATGTAGGTGGCACAGTTACTCTGTCCGCTCCTCTAACAGTAGCTTCAGGTGGTACTGGACTTAATGTTCTCACTGCCAATGCCTTTGTAATCAGTACTCCAAGTTCTACCGGAGTTGATCCTGCTCTTGATTTTGTCACTTACACTTCTGTTAATGGAAGCGTTGGTGTTATGCAGATTGGTTCTAACGGACTTCCAACTGTTTCTGACATTATCGACGGCGGCGAATACTAAGTTTAGATCCACTTAAAGTCATGGGTATCGTCTGAGAATGGCGATACCCATTTGATACATAATATTGTGCCAACACCTCTTAAAGGAACTGTTCTTAAACATAGAAGAAGCTCAACAGCAAATGCTGTTCCTTCAACGGGCAATCTTGAACTCGGAGAATTGGCACTTAATAGCGCGGATGGTTACGTATATCTCCGCAGAAAGAATGTTCCACTTTCAATTGATGAAGTCGTACGACTTCGTGCTAGCTCTCTTACCGGTTCAGGGGAGAATTTCTCATTTGAGAAGGTATTAACTCTGAGCACTCCGCTTCAGCTTATTGATACTTTTCCTCTTACTGAATACCGGACATTAAAATACGTAATTCAAATGTCCTATGCTGGGGATTATCATTCAACAGAGATTCTGTTAATGCATAATGATGTGGATGTTCATATCACTGAATACGCTACGATCTATACAGATTCAAGTCTCGGAGTAATTACCGCGGTGATTTCTGCCGGTGCGGTTAGGCTTCTAATTACTCCCACATTTACGAATACCACGATCAAAGGTTTTCGCACGGGAGTTGCAGTTTAAGGTTTACTTTTAAAAAAAGCTGATATATAGTAGTAGCTAATTCAGTTACTACTTATGAAAAACTTTGTTAAATCTGCATTGCAGGATGGCGGCGCCATCAAGCCATTAATTGTTCCAGCAAACCTCACGAAGGGTACTGGACTCATGAATCCGTCCATCTTCAATGATGGCGGTAAACTCAAGGTTGTAATTCGCCATGTGAATTACACCTTCTATCATTCCGAGAACAAACTGTTCTTGCATCCTTGGGGTCCGCTGACCTATCTACACCCCGAGAACGACCAGCATCTCCGTACAGAAAACTATTACGGCGAACTGGATAATGCTGTTAATCTTAACCTCAATCGAGTCACAAAGATTGATATGAGTTTTGGTGATACCTATGAGCCCAAATGGGAATTCGTGGGTCTTGAAGATGCTCGCCTTGTTCGTTGGGACAACAAACTGTTCATCACTGGCGTCCGCCGTGATACGACCACGAATGGTCAGGGTCGCATGGAACTCTCTGAAATTCAGGTTAATGGTGATACTGTAAAGGAAGTATCTCGCTTCCGTATTCCAACTCCAATTGATCCAAAATCATATTGCGAAAAGAACTGGATGCCAATCCTCGATAAGCCGTATCACTTCATTAAATGGTGTGGTCCCACGGAGATTGTAAGAGCAATTCCAGAAACACAGGGTTGCGAACAAGTATTGCTTGGTCAAAACCATGCTGATCTTCGTCGCGATCTTCGTGGCGGAACACAGGCAATTAAGATTGGTAACCGTTATGTTGCAATCACTCACGAAGTGGACCTGTTTAAGTCGGATGTGGGTCGCAAGGACGCAGTGTATCATCACCGTTGGGTAATGTGGGATGAGAACTGGAACATTGTAAAATACTCCAAAGAGTTCTTCTTCCTTGATGCACAGGTTGAATTTGCAATCGGTATGTGCCAATCAAATGATGATGTAATTATTACTTTTGGTTTCCAGGACAATGCCGCATATGTGCTTCGTTGCCCAATTTCTACAGTTATGAGTTTTATTGAGGAGAACAACAAATGAATCGTACCACAATCATCAATTATCTAATTGCCAAGTCCAAAGCCAAATCCTATCTCGAGATTGGTGTCTGGAACGGACACAACTTTGACAATATTGTTTGCGCTAAACGTGTGGGCGTTGATCCTTCTCCCGAGCCATTAAAGAACCCGGAACTATGTAAGGTAATGACCTCGGATGAATTCTTTGCTCAGAATACTGAGAAGTTTGATGTCATCTTTATTGATGGCCTTCATCATGCGGATCAGGTTTTCAAGGATCTCACGAATGCCACAAAGTGCCTGAATCCAAATGGTTACATCGTGTGCCATGATATGAATCCATTGACCCAGCGTGCTCAGGAGATTCCTTATTCTGGCCAAGGTATGTGGAACGGAGATTGCTGGAAAGCTCTTGTAGAATTCCGTAAACAAAATTACAAATATGACGTTACCGTTGTTGATGTTGACCATGGTTGCGGTATCATTAGCCTCAAGAATAATATTGAACCAATCGAATACCTTGAAGTAAAAGAGGAACTCACCTATGAGAACCTTGAGAAGAACCGTAAGAAGTGGCTGAATTTGGTTGACTTCTATACGTGGGCGCCCGGCGTTAGTTTTGATGAGATGATGAATGCCTATGTTGGCGATCCGACAAACGAATACAATAACTACATTCTAGGTCTTTGGTACGACAATATTGGTCAGACGGCTTCTGCTATTTCCTATTACATTCGTGCAGCAGAACGCAGTGACATTCCGTTGTATCAGTATGAGTGTCTCATTCGTGCCGCACTCTGCTTCCAACAGCAGGGTACACGTGGTCTTTCGGTTCGTGGATTGCTGCAACGTGCAATCTCCATTATGCCAAAACGTCCTGAGGCTTATTTCCTCCTAGCTCGTTATCATGAACGCGAAAGCACCGTTGAGAGCTGGGTGAACTGTTATACCTATGCAGCAATGGCGCTTGAGGTCTGTGATTTTAATTGTGGCAATCTTCGTACCTGGGTTGAATATCCTGGTTACTATGGTATGCTTTTCGAGAAGGCTGTCAGCGCATGGTGGGTTGGCCTCTGTGAAGATTCGAAGAATATGTTCATCAATCTTTATAAGAACTATCCACTCGATGCAACTCATAAAGGTTCCGTTGTTAATAACCTTAAATTCATGAAGGCGCAATCTGTACTTCTACCTTCTGATGTATGAGCAAATTAAATAATTTTCCTCCAGTCTATTGGCTCACTCTTGCTGATCAACCAGAAAGGCATAAGTGCATTACAGACCAATTTGCAAAGTATGGTATTACGGATCATACTCGCATTAATGGTTTTGATGGTCGAGTAACAGATTATCGTAGGAAGGGAGATGTCGTCACTGGCATCTACTTTGACATTATGAAGTCGACAGATATTGCATGTGCAATGGGTCATCTCGCAATGATCAAGCAGTGGTATGATACTTCGACGAGTGATGTTGCCATATTCCTGGAAGACGATGTGAATCTTGAGAACTGTGAGAACTGG